CGCACGGCCGTGCAGGTCGCCGAGGCAGCGAGCAACTACCGACAGCTCCGGCGGCGGGCCGATATTTTCCCCTACTGGGTCTATCGTACCGCAGGCGACGGCCAGGTGCGACCGTCCCATGCCGCGCTGGACGGACTGACGCTCCCGGCGTCCGATCCGGCATGGCGGAAGATCTTCCCGCCGAACGACTGGAACTGCCGCTGCCGGGTGGAGGCGATCATGGCCGACGAGTTCGAAGGGGATTTCGGCGAGGAGCAGAAGAAGATGCAGGCGTTTCTGAAGAGCCCCGAATGGAAGCGGACGACGGCCCAGGGCTGGGGCGTGAACCGGGCCGAGACGGCCGAGATCTTCACGGCGAATCAAATGTACATCCGCAAATTCCCCGACCGGGCGGCTTCGCTCCTCGGCAAACTCCATTGCCAGCATTACGGGTTGCCGTCGTTCGGGAAGCGGCTGGCGGCCGCGACGCGGGAGTTCGTCCCGTTCTCGGGCGATCCCGCGGGATGGTTCGCCCAAAACGGCCGTTTTACGGACTTCTCCGGCAAAACGATAGAACTCCCCGAGCGGACGTTCGCAACGCATACGTCGGGCAAATACACCGCGGCGCGCGTGCCTTTGCTCGACGTGATCGCCGAGGTTCTGCGGCAGCCCGACGAGGTATGGCTGAACAATTACGACGGCAAGGCGTTCGACTGTCTGAACTACATCCGCTTTTACCGCGACAAGGCGATCAACGTCGTGTGCCGGATCGAGAACGGAAAGACGCTCGCCGTCCGGACGTGGTTCGAAATAGCCATCCGCCCGACGACCAGAAGCGGCGGGAAGATCGCACCGGAGAAAGACCCCCGGCTCAAGTATCGGCGCGGGCTGCTGGTGAAAAAGTAAGGGGAGCCTTTCAACGCTCCCCTGTGCTTCGCGGCCCGGTTCCTGGTAGTCGCCTGTGCTGTTTCAACGGGTTGAGGTCCCGGTGCTACCGATCCGCTTCGGATTGACGCGCCCCGCCGCCGTATCGTGCCCGGACTCGCCCGGCCCCCGTCATCCGCGAGGGTTGGCCGGGATGATTCATCCCCGGCGCTGCGCGCTTCGATGCAAATATAACGAATTTTGAACAAACCGCAATGATACCGAAACAAATACTCGACAAGGCGCGGATCGACATGCAGGACGTCGCCGACATCGCTGCCATGACCGGAGTGTCTTATTTCAAAGGGGCCTTCCGGAAGAAGGGATTCGACGGCACGCCCTGGCCGCTGGCGAAGAAGGACAAGGCAGGAACGCGGCGGCGCGGGTCGCTCATGATCGACTCCGCCGCCCTGATGAACAGCATCCGCATCGCCCGCGCGACCCCGCAGGAGGTCGTATGGACGGCGGGCAACGCAAAAGTGCCCTATGCGGAGGTACACAATACGGGCGGACGGGCCGGGCGCGGCCGGGGTTTTCAAATGCCCAGGCGTCAGTACATGGGCGACGCCGAGGAGTTGCGGCAAAAGATCATCGCACGTCTCAAGGCATACATGCAGAGCCGGATCAAATGAAGAAGGGGGCCTCGCGGCTCCCTTCTTTCGTCGGATCATTTCATCTCCAGACGGATGGACGAGGGCGGCAGTTTGGCGCTTTGCCCCTCCTGCACGCCGGGCAGGGTGTAGGCGGTCTGGTAGAGGACCTTGTAACATTCGCCCGCACGAACCGCGGCGATCTTCTTGATCTGCGTGCGGAACATCGGGCCGAACGTTCCGTCGGTGAAGCGCTGGAGGGCCGAGTGAATCTTGTCGAGCAACTCGATAAGCCGATAGGCATCGGCCTTGCGGGGTGCGGCGGCCGACGAACTGACCAGCCGCAGGTTCGCCGCCAGAATCTCCACGGTCACCCCGTCGGCAATCTGTCCGCCTCCGCCGATCTGCGAGAACGGAACCTCGTCGATATCGAGCAGCGCACAGGGCCATTTGACCGGAGGCGCCTCGTAGTCGAGCTGTCCCCAGTTCTTGTCGATATAGGCCAGCTCGGGGACCTGGTCGGCCAGCCGCTGTTGAACAGCCAGCAGAATCGTTTTGATGTTCGTTTCCATTTTCAAAAGAGTTTCAGTTGCCTTTTGTCCTCGGCCGGAGTGACGCTCTCCAGCTCGCTTCCGGGAGTTTTCAAATAGCTGAGCATTGTCCGGTAACAGCACGGGTAAACGGGATTCACGTACCGCTCCCAGACTTTACGGTAGTTTTTCGCGTTGTTGCCCGGCTCGTAGTGCTTTTCCACGATGTCGAGGACCAAACGGATGCGCCGGAGTGTATTTATGTGGTGCTTACCCATTGTTTCGGCAGGTTTTGTGATTATTTTTGTAGTGGCTTTCTTTAATCACTCGACCCGCTTTGTCGCACTCCGGCAGGCGGGTCGTTTACATTACCCCCCCCGCGCGACCGGGGCTGTTATGCCTCGGTCATGCCCAGCGGGACGTACCGCCAGACGCCGTTGTCGTCTTTCCATTCCGCGCGGATATAGGTTTTCGACAGGTTCGGAATATAGGATTCCTTGATGATGGCGATACCCTCGTTGAGCCGTTCGTTGTGCAGCTCCTCGGCCAGCGTGTCGAGCTGAAGCACCTTGCTCGCCTTGAGGTTCCCGTTCTGATCGCGGGCAATAAGCCGCATGATCTGGTTGATCATCGCCTTCGTCTCGTCGTCCTTGATAAGACCCATGACGGCCTCCTTCACGATGGCGATGCCGTCCTCGACCGTATCGCGCCAGCCGTCCACGACGCACCGTCCGATGGTGATGCGCTTGTCGCCCGTCGAATTGGTGAACGTGTGGCTTTTCTGCCCGTCCTTCGTCCGTTTCAGCACGTCGGCCTTCATGTCGAGGATCTGCCGGAAATTGTCAAGCACCTGCTCCTTGACCGTGCGGATGTCGCCGCTCAGCTCCCGGAGCATCGGGAGGGCCTGTTCGATCTCCTCGTCCACCATCTGACCGTAAACCTTGCGGTCCTTCCGGGCCTTGTCGGCTGCCGCCTTCCGTTCCTGCTCGGCTTTGAATGCCGCGTACTGCGCCGCTTCCTCGGCGGTCATCTGTACCGTTTTCACTTCGTTGTCGTTCATTGCTGTAATGTTTAAGAATTGATTTGGTTCCGGAAATTTCGGGCAAGTTCATCGCCCAGGTAGTTGAAAATAGCTCGTAATATCATCGGAATGATTATATCCGCTTTCGGCGGATAACGCATCAAATGCCGATAAGGAAAGCCTTTCATAAAAGAGAGCGAATGAAGAGAGACGGTAAATCGAATGCCGTCCAAACATAGTTCGAACCCTATTTGAGCAATGTGTTCTTCCTTTAATCATCTTCATATCTATGTAGTTTTTTCGATATTTTGCGAGATTCTCGCTATTTCAACAGATCGAATTCGTGTGCCTCTACCCACGGATTACCGTCCCATGTTCCGCGATCGGAAACCTTGTCGATCAACGCGGCGAAGGCTTCGCGGGGAGTGTCTTTTAAAATGTCTCCTATTACAAAGTGGGTTGGATGTATGGGGAAATTTTTTGGAAAGTTCGGCGTAAATTGCCTGATCCCTTCCCGTAAACACTCCTCGTCCGAAATATCCTGTAACCGCTCGCACTTGATTCTGGTGATGCGAATTTGGTGGGGCATCAATTCGGCCTTGGCGAACATCTTGTTATTCCACCCTGCAAGGTCCTGCACGCTTTCGAGGGATATTTTATGCGCTTTGGCCACCTGGAACAAAAACGTATCGACATCCGGATGCCCGGCGGCAATCGTCGAATATCTTTGCGCCACGGCCACGATCTCATCGACCCCGTATTTCGGTAATATCACATCCCCATTATTCCTTTTCGCCCATCCGAAGTTGTCAGATAAAAAGTCCGGTTGCGGAATTATTATCCGTCGCGTCATGGTCTTTCGCCCCTCGATAACCGCCTGCGTCAAACCGTAGCGGTCATTAAACATGATCTTTTTCATAATTCATCAGTTAGTCCGACTATCGTTAATCGGCATGTAGATATTCTGCGCCAAGGTCTGCATCGTTAAAACAGTTTGTATTGTCTGGTCTCGAAAATGCGTGCTTTTACGGCCTTGATCGCAGCCGGAGGCAACACGCCCTCTTCGGCCAGCAAGTCGCCGAACGCCCACAGCAGGGCGTTCTGTTCCGAGGCGAACTCGCCCCATTTCCGACCGGGGTGGCATCCGCGGCCCGACCTGCCGATCATCCAGGTCGTAGCCGCCACCCAGGCGCCGTCCTGTTGCCCGATATGGACTTTTACATAGTCGCGGCCGCTGGTGTAGAGGATTTCGGTTCTGTACTCGCCCGACTGCAATACGGGGTAATCGTACCACGGGGCCGGGAGGTCGGCCCGATTGTCGATCCGCAGGTCTGCGTAAGGATTCGATTTCATAATGCGTTGTCAATTAGGAAGGCCGCCGAGCGGCATGTAGATTATCTGCGGCTGGGGCTGCTCGGCCTGTCCGGTCGGCCGTTCCGGCCGGGGATTCAGCCCGCCACTGCGTTGGATCGCGCGGAGTTTCACGCCCAGCGCGTCCAGCTCCGGCGGGGTCAGCGCACCGAACTCCTTTCCGGCGATCCGGCGGTCCCGGCAAAAGGCATTGATCCGCGGCCAGTCCGTCGTGTCGATGCCGAGCTGCTGCATCAAGCGGAGCGCCGCCGACCGTTTCTTTTTCCGGAGTTCGTGCTGCGGGTCGGCCGTCGAACGTTCCAGCGCGTCGCACAGGGCGTCGTACTCGGCGGTGGACATGGCCCGCAGACTCGACGTCCGGCCGTTGGTGTACTGCTGCACCAGGCGCTCCTTCATTTCGTCGTCGTGGAGCGGCAGACGGTTGAATAGCTTGTAGAATCGTTTGTAGGTCATGGCGGATATGGTTGTTTATTCGGTCAGATAATATTTCGCGGCGCCCTCCTCCCAAATGGTGAAGTACGCCTCCGCGTCGTCGGTATAGCGCCCCTGACAATATGCCCGGTAGCCTTTGGTGTGGATTTTCACGCCGCAGTCGAAGCGGATGTCGTCGGCCATCTTGCCCTTCGGCCGCCCCTTGTAAACCTGCGACACGAGGATGAACGACTTGCGCGGAAAACGGTCGAACAGCTCCTTTTTCAATCGGTCGAAACTCCGCACGTCGAGGTACTGCACCGAGTCGATGATAACGAAATTCGCACTCTTGGGCCGCTCCAACCGTGCGACGAGATCGGCCACCGTCAGCCCCGTCACGACCTTGAATTTCCCTGCGACATCCTTCATCCCGAGCCGCTTGATCCGTTTCTTGAACGAGAGGTTTGCACCCTCCTCCAGACTCACGTAATCGACACGCCCATAGTCACAGAGTTTCTTGCCTAACAACATGACGAACGTACTCTTACCGCTGGCCGACTCTCCGTCGATGAACCAGCGCTCGAAGCGGGAGGGGCGGCCGAAGGCGGCCTCCCACTCCCCGTCCAGCGGAAGTTCCGGGATATTCAGATTCTCGATCTCCGAGGGTGAATAGGCCCGCATGACTATACCTCCTCTCCTTTGGTGATCAGCGAATGGACCCGACGCAGGCTGCCGTTGCTCCGACGGGCGATCTGCCGGAAATCCGTGCCCTCCGGAGTGTTCGCCTGGGCGATCATCATGGCCTGGCCGAGCAGGAACTTCCGGCGCTCGTCGCCCTCGGGCGGCGTGATGCTGTTGTACTTGTCGCCGCAGCGGCTCCGGATCTCGGCAAACCCTACCGTCTTGAACTCGATGCCGCGCTCCAGCTTGGCCTTGAAGCCGTCGGCCCCCATCAGATACCACGAGCAGCAACCCTCCGTGCCGTTCCATGCGGCCTTGATCTCCAGGAACGCTTCATACA